GATTTAAACATCCTACTCATCGTTGAAGATGCGGATGACTACCTCTGCAGTGACTACAGGTATGCAAATGGTCTTCTCTACACAGATAAGACATCACTAAAGGTAACCTACACATATGTTCCAGACCTATCGTCTGCAACCGCGTTGCCTGAGTTTTTAACTCGTGTGCTTACACTTCACATGGCGCAGAACATGGCAATTGAGTTATCAGGTTCTGAAAACCGCCACGAGATATTATATGTACAGTATCAAAGGGCTCTGAAAAGAGCACGAGTATTGGAAGGTCGTCAAGGACCAGCTCAAACATATATTAACGAAGAGAACTCACAGTTCTTAGGCGGGCATCAGAACTATGGCGCGGTATAGTAAGGTACAATCCGATTTTTCAGGTGGTCTAATTAGTGACTACATCCTCGGACGTTTAGATATTAAACGTGTAGCTAACTCGGCACGCGTATTTAAGAATTTCTTCCCAAGCCTGCAGGGACCTGCTGTTTTTAGGTCTGGCTTTCAGCATGTAACTTCCAATAGCACAATTGCAACAATCAATACCTCTACTGTTGCGGGGCAGGCTAACTCTAATCGCACAGCGGGTACGTACAACGCAGGCAGTAGCACGTCGTCTGGTTTCGGTGTGGGAGCCACATTTAATGTTGTCGTTGATGCGTCAACTGGCAACGTGAGCACGCTTACCCTAGTCAGGAGCGGTCAAGGCGATACTGTTGATGACACTATCACCATTGCTGATACGCAACTAGGACAGGCTGGTACAGCTGCTCCCGACTTAACATTTACAGTTGCTACTGTAACCTTAGAATCTACCTCAGCTTATAAGAGTGTGGATGTTACTTTGGCTACCAACGTGCCTTACCGAGCGGTATTTGAACCATCTAAGATTAAAGTGTATGATGCAAACGGCGTTTTAAAAGATACCGTAACCGCACCTTATTCAGACGCAATTATACCAGATTTGCGGTTTAGCTCTGAGACCGATGCGTTGTATATTACTCACGGGCTGTACAAGCCAGCTAAGCTTACCGCTGACTTAGTCACTGTTGCTCAAATTCTGACAGCCACAGACGGAGCTGATCAGGATATTCTTGTAACGTCCGATGGTTTTCAACTGTCATCAGGCTTAGAAGTTCAAGGCGATGATTCGTGGACACTAACTGATTTAGAATTTGATTTTGAACCAATCCTAAGCCCTGAGCTTGAAACTAAGTTCTTTAAGATTTCAAGTAACAAACGCATTGTTAAACTTGAGAGCACACAGGCAGATTTTGCAGCTATCCGCGCTGCTGGTGACGGCAACTGGGAAAACTACTATGTTCGAGTACGAAGCCGAAGGCGAGAAGTTCTTAGGCAAAGTTATAGACGCTGCACTTGGTGGAAACTACACTGAAGTAACAGACCCAACAGCCGATGGTAAAATTGTGTATGTAGAGCCAGTTGAGTCTATTGTAGACATCCAAGACGCCGCAGCCCAACTTTATTTACTTGACCCTAATGAAGGAAAGGAAGCGGATGCTTCAGGATCGCCACTCACTGGAGCTGAGCTGGATAAAGCACTTGATTTGGAAGGAGTCCCAAGAGATGAGATCCACTTACGTTGCGACACTGTAGTATTTAACAAAGGCTACGAGGGCTCCTTTATTCGCGTAGGTGATGATCGCCGCAACAACGACGTAATTGTTGGTCATAATAGAACCACAACACGTTGGGTAAAGATTAAGGAGCACAGAGGGGTTGAAGACCACCCTGTTGAGTTCTACAGGGGGGCTTACGATGCCTCGGACTACACCGCTGGAGCGGTATATAAAGCTTACGGCACATTAACTACTTCACCCCTATTCATGAAGGGTCCAGATACTACTGGAGTTGTTGACATAACTAATTCAGTTTTGTTAGACGCTGGAAATCGAACTTTTAGCCATGTCACATATATGGGTACGGGTGCTGCCACAACTGCTACGTACGGTGGAAGTGCTGATAAAGATTTATTTGGCAACTTGTCTACCGCAAAACAGTTTGATGTTGTGGAGTGCGAGACTACCCCACACATTGAAAGCGGGGATAAACTTGTCATACCTGCGGGTACAATTACTATCACAGAAGTAGCTAACGATGTTTTATTAAATGCTAAGACAGCTGAGTTTACCGCTGATGACGTAGGTCGCCACTGCCGAGGCAGACTTCCATCGGGACTTGTATATTTAAAAATTACTGCAATTAACTCAGCAACACAAGTTAGGGCTGAGCTACTATCACCAGTTCCAAGAGACGCTAGAACTTTAGGTTACGAAAGCGATGGCGAATTTGAAGAGTTTAACAAAGGTGCTTGGTATATTGGAAATTACCCACGAACTGTTTCTAAATTTGAGCAACGTCGTATATTTGGCGGTACATTTAAAAATCCTAACAACTTATTCTTTAGCCAAGCTGGTGTAGAGGAAAGTTTTAAGACCGCTGAAAACGATGGTCAAGTGTTGGACACCAGCGGCATTACCTACGAACTAGACAACTCGACAGCTGGTATCCGTTGGCTAGTAGCTTCGCGTGATCTTGTTGTTGGGACTACAGGTGGTATTTATCGCATCGTGCCCAACCAGTACCAATTTGGTATTAGCCCAAAGACTATTCGAATTGAGTTAACCGAGGAAGAGCCGTGTGACGGTCAAGGCGAGGCTGTGGGATCATCTATATTCTATCCTGACCAGGCTGGCACTAGGCTAATGGAGTACAAGTATGATGTTAACCTAACAAACTCATCATCTAACGATGTATCTAAGCTAGTCTATCCCACATTTATTAACGACGCAATTAAGCAGATTGCATATCAGCACACACCGCAACCTCGGCTGTGGGCAAGAACAAATAGTAATAAACTATTCTGTCTATCTTACCACAGGCAGGAGGAGTTTTACGCTTGGTCTGAGCAAACCATTGCTGGGTCAGATAAAATTTACGATATTTCTGTGCTACACAGAGGAGCTCAGGGAGCACTTGATCAGCTCTGGGTAGTGGTCAAACGCGGGGGATCGGTTCACACTGAAGCACTCACACAGACAGACCAAATACAGACAACCGTATATCCGTTCCTTGATAGCCACATTACAATGACTAAACCAGATGGCTCAGATATTAGTGTCACCGTAAGTTCACGGTTTGCAAATGGCGATACTGTATCAGTTATACAGGACGGTCAGTATATTGGAGACCAAGTTGTAGCTGGCGGTGTTATTGCAATTTCTAACCGATCAACTACACAGAATTTAGTTGTAGGTAACAAGTACGAGGGTGAGCTTAAGATGATGTTCCCAACTTGGGACGGAAGCAACAAACCAGCCTATGGTTCTGATAATGCACGTATTATTTCACTCAAACCTTTTTTAATTAACTCATGGAGTTACTCACTTGGAGTTAAGGACTCACTAACCACTAATCAAGTGCACACGACATACGGCTCAACTGGATTTACTGGTTTTGATAAAGAGCGTCCAGTGTCTGGGTCTACGTTTGGTGCAGAGAACGTACCAACTATTAAACATAACGAACCCTACCCATTGACAATTGCATCAATTGTTACTAAAACAGACTTAAACTAATGGCTACCGCACTCGCACTAGCAGGGACAGCAATCTCTGTAAAAGGACAACTCGACCAAGCAAAAGCAGCAGAGTACGCTGCAAAAGCAGCCGAGCAACAAGCGAAGTATAATGCGCAAGTTGCCGTCAACAACATGGTCGGCACGCAGAACGACCTTGCGTTCCGAGAGTCGGCAGCAGCCTTAGAAAACAAGGTTGGAATGCAGCAAGCGCAGGTTAAACGTAAAGCTTTGCGTCAGAAACTTACACAAGAAATGGGCACAGTTCGCGCCCGACCTACCTTTGGCGGTTCGTACACTGATATATTTAAAGCAGCTCAAGCTCAAGCTGACACTCAGCTCGCTGAGTTTGATTTTGAAGCATCTCAAAAAACTTACGAAGGATTTAAACAATACCAAGATGTTGGTAGACAGATGGGTCTTGCGTATTCATTGGGCATGGCAGATCGAGACATGACTCTGGCATCGGGGGCAAATAAAGCACTCCAGTTTAGAAATCAAGCAAGCCAAGCACGGACTGGAGCGTTTGCTACAGGCTTGTCAGGTCTTGGGAGTGCTGCTGAGTCAACTGATAATTTTTCTAAATCTATCTTTGGTTAATTATGGCTATAAAACTTTCAGGAACTCCTCAACAGCAAAAAGCACCATTTAGTGCCTTTGACACATCGTCTAATTTTAAAAGCGGACTCGTTGACGTAGGTCAGGCGATTCGTCAGGTCGGTGCTGGACAACGGCTCGTTGAAGAACGTGCGGAGCGTACTGCGGCAGATGCTAAAAATGAGCTAGAGCGAAAGAAATCACTCAGCCAGAGCATACTAGCATCGGAGCTTGAGGCATCGTACGTTGAGCAAGTAAATCAAGGGGTTCTTGAATCTACTCGCGCTAGTAAGCTTGGTGACTCTAAAGCTTCAGAGGCAGCCACCAAGGCACTTAAAGCTTTAAACCCATCTGACCCAAATTTCAACATCAACGCTTATGCGACAGGCTCAGAGAAGTTGACTGACGCAAATACTCTTAGAAAAGCACTTGTAAATTTTCGCAAAGCATACAGCTCTGGTAATACAAAGGCTGAAACTGAAAGAATAAACTCCTCGCTTTACTCTAGGCAAGTAGAATTTTTAAATAATAGTACTAGCTCTGCTTTAGGCAGATCGGAAGAGCACACGTCTGAACTCCAGTCACACAGTGATCTCGTATGCCGTCTTCTGCTTGAAACAAAAAATAATAAAAAGAATGCACATGAACATGCATACATACTTCAACTAGCAAGTGTCAACATCA